CAATGGGGCAGTTCCTCAAATTAGAACAGACTTTGACTCATCTGTAATTTTCAATTCTGTATATGTCAGCGTGGTATAATAAAACTATGGCATTTCCAGGCGAATTAAATATAAATTATTATAAGGGCGACACCCATGAGTTTAAGGTATACCCTCAAAAAACAGACGGATCTATTTTTCAATTAGATGGCTATAGCAATGCCACATTTAAAATTGCCGAGATTAGAGGTGCAGCAGGTGTTGCAGATCAAATTACTGGAAGCGCAATAATCTCAACAGATGGAACATATATAACTTGTGCTATTACTCCAGAAAATGGTGCTGTTATGGATTCAGATACAACCTATGTTTATGACGTTCAGATTTATAGGCAGGGCTCAAACACCTATGATTATGTGTTTACGCTATTGACTGGATCTATTTCAGTAACAGATGATGTAACCCAAGACATAGGAGATCTTAATAGAGCAATTCCAACATATAGGGTTATTTATCATAATACTAATGCAACAGATGGCGTTATTCCAGTAGATATAAATAAGTACCTTCCAAACCAAAATGTTGTTGTTGCAAACAATGGGACACTTACAAGGGTAGGATACACTTTTGGCGGATGGACAAAGTTTGCAGATAATTCAGGAACTGTTTACCTTGCAGGAGATATTATTCCAGTTAGTGCAGACATAAAACTTTATCCTAAGTGGCTACCACCAACAGTTACTTACAATAATCAAAGTGCAACAACAAGCCAAATTGGAGGATCAACATCATATATTCCTCAATCAGCAATTTTATCAATTCCAACAACAGCACCAATTAGAACAGGTTATGTATTTGGTGGATGGTTTACTGGACCAGCAGGTTCTGGAGTACAGGTTACAAATAATTCTTATACTCCTTTATCTCCATATGATCCAGTTACACTTTATGCTAAGTGGACGGTAGAATGACAAATATATTTGTATCATCTGATGACGTTAAAGTAATTGGTGGTACAGCCAATGTTAATGTTGAAGTAGATTTTGGTCCACAAGGAGATAGAGGAAACCTTTTTCTTGTAGGATATGGAAACCCAAACACAGTATCACATTCTGTTACATTACAACTTCTTGACTTATATATTAATGTTCAAGCAACTGACGAAGATTACTTAGTTATGTATCAGTACCAAAGTGTTGCTGGTGTTAATACTTGGGTAGAGACAGCAACATTGATGACAGATAAGTTTAGTGTTATCCGAGAGGTTGCTTTTACAAATGGAACAACAACAAATGAAGTTGATTTCAAGATATCTAATATTGCTCCATTAAGTCTTATAGGTGGTCTAACAGCAGAAAACTTTAACATCCAATGCACCTTTTCTGATCCAGAAAATCCTATTGCACACTCTATTACAGTTAAGCCTTTAGCATTTCAAGTAGGAACTGGTGACCAGATTCTTCCAGTTGATATAAATGCCGTTGAATTTTCAGAAGGAAGTTGGGTTGGTCTGAATAGGACAGTATATATTCATTTCCTAATTACGGTGGTATAATTTAAAATGGTGATATCTAATGGCTGCTGAATTTATTGATGATACGGAAACTGGTTCTGGTTTATACCCAACCAAGATTCCTGGCTATGCCGATGCAGCAGATATTCAAGAGGCATTAAGACTCTATCACTATGGATCAACCACTATTCCAACTACAAGTGATTTAAATGGAACAGCAACAAGCATAAATACAAAATCCGTTGCAGGACATCTTAAAAGTTTAGCCAATGCAGACTCTACACATGCTGCACTAACACTAAATGTCCACGGTATTGCAAACACAGCAAGTTTAGCAACAGAAACATATGTAACTGATGCTATTAATAATATCACTGATGGATATTCAGTACTTGCTGGAGACGGTATTGATTGGAATGCAGACACTGACCAATTTGATATTGCAGATTCTATTTTGTTGGTATCCCCTAAAGAAAAAATAAACATATCAGCAACTGCTGCAACTGGAACACTAAATATTGATACAATTACATCATCTTTTAATGTAATAACATCTAATGCCACTGGGAACTACACTATAAATGTTAGAGGTGACTCAACAAATACCCTGAATTCTTTAATGCAAATTGGAGATTCTATTACAGTTGTTTTTGAATCACCAAACGGTTCAACGGCATATTACGCTACTGGATATACTATTGACGGTAACTCAGTTACTCCTAAATGGCTGGGTGGAACAGCCCCTAGCGCAGGAAATATTAATGCGACAGATGTATACATGTTGCAAATTAGAAAAATTTCCAATGCCACGTTTACATGTCTAGCATCTCAGTCTAAGTTTGCTTAGTTTATAAAGGGAAACCCATGAGTCCTTTATTCCGTAACTATAGCGTAATAGGAATATTTCTTTCAAGCGATATACCAACACCAACACCAACACCAACACCAACACCAACGCCTACTCCAACTCCAACACCGACCCCAACTCCCACACCAACACCTACTCCAACACCAACCCCTACACCTACTCCTACACCAACACCAACACCTACACCAACACCGACCCCTACACCAACACCAGCGTATGATGGTGGAATATGTTCTGCTTCAGATGTAACAAGTGGAGTTTCTGGATGTAATGTTATAGGAGATTGTTCTGCAATAGGAAGCCAGGGAGGATGTTTCCTTGTTCCATCAGGTGGTTCTGTTTCTTTGACTGGAAATACTTTAGAAGGAAGTACAATAACAGCAACTACGCTTGGTTGGAGTTCTATACCAACCTCTTATAATGTATTTATTACTGTTACTAGAAATGGTACTGTGCCAACAGCATTAAGCGAAGTTGTTGCTTCTTCAGCAGGATCTAACTCTGTTACAGCAACTATAGAAACAATTGTTGGACAAGCACCTAAATACAGAGCATTTGCTACTGCTACTAACTCTACAGGAACATCTACTCCTGCTGTTATATCACCAGAAATAATTACAGCAACAGCAACCCCTACCCCAACACCAACTCCAACACCGACCCCTACACCAACACCAACACCTACTCCAACACCTACTCCAACACCAACACCTACACCAACACCGACCCCTACACCAACACCAGCGTATGATGGTGGAATATGTTCTGCTTCAGATGTTTCTAACGGAGTTTCTGGATGTACTCAGTCTGGAGTTTCTTGTTCTGTACAAGGAAGCCAAGCAGGTTGCTTTGTTCCTCCTCCTGCTCCATCAGGCGGATCTGTTTCTTTGACTGGAGATAGCGTAGTAGGAAGTACTATCACAGCAAGTACATCTGGTTGGGCAAACACACCAACGTCTTACAACGTATTTATTACAGTTTCTAGAACTGGAAGTGCCCCTGGTCCAACAAGCGAACTTGTTGCTTCTTCAGCAGGATCTGCTTCTGTTACAGCAACCATAGAAGCAATTGTTGGACAAGCCCCTATATACAGAGCCTTTGCTACTGCAACAAATAGTACAGGAACATCTAGCCAAGTTTCTTCTGGTACAATTACAGCAACGGCACCTCCTCCGTTCTTCCCTCCGTTCTTCCCACCTTTCTTCCCACCATACTTTGCCCCAGCACCTACACCAACGCCTACCCCAACACCTACACCAACGCCTACCCCAACACCTACACCAACGCCTACCCCGACACCAACGCCAGTTGCACCTACAACATATCAATGCTCTGGCGCTGATGTTTCAATGGGAGTTCCTGGGTGTAGTTTTATAAACGCTTGTTCTGCTTTTGGAAGCAAGGGACCATGTTAATTAAAAAAGTAGAAAGTTTTGCCAAATCATGATAGAATATATACAGAGGAGATAAAATGATTACAGATATAGAAATAACTTTTAACCCAGGTACTAGTGAGCCAGGTGGCGCACCCTTAGCCTTTGTAATTGAAGAAGATGTATTATATACAATTCCTGCGAGCAAACTTGGAGCAGATCTATTTTTAGATTTTACCGATGCCACAGACATATCTGATAATTTTCCAGAAAATGACGGTATAACAATTAAGTTTATGAATAATGAAGTAGAACTTGAAACCTTGCATACATCAGAGTATTTTGGTTCAATAATATTAAGCAATCCCAAAGTTATAAACCTAGTAAATCATAAAAGAGGATATGCTACTGGCGAGCCTGCTAAATTTATAGATAATGAATTTTATGTACTAGATGGAAGAAGTAATGATAGTCTATCGGACTGGACCAGTTACAATATGAAAGAAGATGGTTACCAGTGCGAAGGAACCCGTTGTGGTTGCAAAAAGTAGATGGGAATTATATAAAGAAAAAAATGGAGTAACTCCATTAGATATGTTAAACCCCAATACAAAACGTGTGTCTGATGAAGATGCAAAAACAAGGTTTGACATTTGCAAGGCTTGCCCAGAATTAATAAAATTAACTTCACAATGTAAACAATGTGGGTGCTTTATGAAGGTTAAGACACAACTTGAAAAAGCAATATGCCCCATTGGAAAATGGTAGACAATGATAAAAGAAGAAATAGCGCCAGGAATAGTTGTATATAGTAATGTAATTCCTGACAGTGAAACACTATATGCTGATATTGAAGAAGGTGCTTTTTCAGCAAAAATTAGTTGGGCAGCAGCAGGAGTCAAAGAATATTCTGATGCAAAAGTAAATACTAAAACAAGAGATACAAGTACAATAGGTGTTAATTATTTAGGTAATGTTAAAGATGTCTCACTAGTTAATAATGTTAAAGAATTATTTTTTACTAATTTAAATAATATGTTTTTTGAAAATTTTGATCCAATAGAAAAAGACTACATGGCAACATATGGAATATTTTCAGAGTGGCATGATTCTTATGGTATTTTAAAGTATGGAGAAGGTCAGCAATTTACTAACCATATAGATGATCACCCTTCATATCATAGAAGAGTTTCTACTGTATATTATTTAAATGATAATTATACTGGTGGAGAAATTAACTTTCCCCGCTTTAATATTACCTTTAAGCCAAAGGCTAATCAAATGATAATATTTCCTTCAACATATGTTTATAATCATTCTGTGTCTCCAGTTATTGAAGGCGAAAGGTACGCTGTAGTCAGTTGGTTAAAATGAAAGATCCATTATTGGTTGATAATGTTTTAAATACAAAAGACTATGAAAGTTTTATTAATGCTGTTTTAAATCCAAAAAATTTTGAATATCAAGAAGGATTTTCAAGATATGTGGTGTCAGACAACAACCTTCCAATATTACAAGAAATAGCAGAAAAACTTATACCTGTTGCAAGAGAGGCATTTGGAAGTCACACACTACTTCCTACGTATACATTATTTGCACATTATGAAGGAAAAGATCCTGCTCCAAGTCTTTACAAGCACAAAGACGACAATGCTTGCACCTATACACTTGACATGTGTGTTTATCAGACTGAGCCGTGGGATTTATGGGTAGAAAATAAAAAGTATACACTTTATCCAAATCAAGCACTGGCCTACTATGGAAATGATCAATTACATTGGCGTGAAAAATTTCCTAATCCAGGATTACAACATGTTGCTATGACATTCTTTCATTTTGCAGAGCCAGATCATTGGTATTTTACTAAAGGACCAAACTATTTGCAAGTCATTAGAAAAGAAATAACAGAAGATCAATGGGAGGATAATATAAAATGAAGCCTATATTCTTTCAACTTTGGAATGCTGGATTGTTTAATCAAGTTTTAAGTTTAGAACTAGCAGTAGGTATTGCTCACGAAACCAAGCAACCAACAATTGTTCATTTTTTTTGTCATGACCCAAACAGAAATATATATATCTCTACTCCAAGCATACACTTTAATGATCAAAGAAATAATTTTACAGATCGTTCTTTTAAAAACAACCCTCATCTTTTAGACTTGTTTGATATTGATACAGACCTAGTCATTGTTAATGAAAAAATAAACTCATTTAAACAAGAAGAGTTTGTTATAGATGAGTTAGCAACAAAGTATTATTATAGTAAAGAGTTAGAAGTAACAGATGATGAATTATTGTTTGCAGAAGGCAGAGAAAGGCTTACTTTTGACAAAAGCATACATTTAAAAGGCACCCTAGGAGTTTACTCAAGATTTTTTTATAACAGAAGTCCTGAGTTAAACAAAGCAATATCTTCAGTTAGGCCTAAGAAAGTTTATAGAGACTTGGCTAAAAAAATATCAGCATCTCTTGGTAGTTTTCAAGGAATGCATTTAAGATTATCAGATCATGCTGTAAGTGTAGATTATCACAAAGAGGAAATAGTAAATGACTGGATAACTAAATATGAAAGCAATGGCCTTCCTATTGTTTTGTCTACAGACGAACCAAGTCACCCATTGGTAAATAAAAATAAGCATAGATTCATTTTATTAGATGAATATATAGTTAATAATTTTAGAGATGACTTTATGTCTCTACCGTTTCAAGATGAAGTAGTCTTTGGTCTTATTTGTAACTTGGTCTTGCATGACTCAGTAAATTTTGTAGGAAAATCTGGTACCACCTATACATCATACATTCACAGAAACAGGAATCAAAAAGGTATTGAAACCTGGGATTTTTTTGATAGCCCACAGCAAGCAAAAGGACAACCATACTCTTGGAATGATTATCCCAGACCAAATGATCAAAAAATGTGGTGGAGAGAGTGGCCAGAATCAAAATGTTAAAAAACAAAGTAATTATAAATGCTTGGACAGGCCGATTTGGAAATAGAATGCACGAGTATGCATTTGCTAAAACATATGCACATAAAAACAATATGGATGTTGAACTTTTATCAAAATGGGAAGGCTCTGTAATGTTTAAAAATGCAACGGAACCTTTAATAGAGTTTGCAGAGTTACGAGAATATTTAAAAGATGGCTGGAGACCAAGACAGGAAAGAGAGAATGAAACATTAAAATATTATCCAGGATCTATATATTGGAATGGGAATTGGCAACCAGCAGACCCATACAAAAACAATAACTGTACAATAATAACAAATGACACTAATGCATATCAAGAATCTATATTTGATCAAATGGAACTATCATACATAAAACATATTTTTGAATTAAGTGATTTAGTAAAAGAGTCTAATACTTATAAGTATTGGGAATCAAAAGCAGGAACTTATGATGTTGCTCATCTTCGTAGAGGAGACATTGCGGACGCTAACTACAATTTAAATAATGATCAAGGATATTCCGTAGTCTCAAAAGATTCTTATTTTTCTGCTTTTGAAAAATTTGGTTATGACAAAAATAATATTGAATGGATATCGGATGATCACACAAAAAAATGGCATCCAGATAGACCAGATATGGTTTTTCTACCATGGTCTTATCCAGAAGGTGCTCAGTTTGACAAAAATATAATCTTTGATTTTCTTGATGATTGGTTAAAAATGTATTTTGCCAGAACAATATTTAGAGGAAATAGTAGTTTTTCTTTTTGGGCAGGATTGCTATCTCCAACAGCCAATGTTTATTCTCCAATAATTGATAAACAACTAATATATGGTCGTAATGGACTTACAGAAGAAATTAATTTAGAATTTACAGAAGGTAATGAAAACCATTGGATGTATTCCGATACACCAAGAAAGATAAGGATACGATGAAAACAGCATTAGTTTTAGGAGCAGGTGGTTTTATAGGAAGCCATATGGTAAAGCGTTTAAAGTCAGAAGGATACTGGGTCAGAGGCGTTGATTTAAAACATCCAGATTTTTCTGAAACTCAGGCAGATGAGTTTATTGAAAGAGATCTATCTGTCTATGAAAATGTTGAAAAAGCAATTCAGTTTAAGGGGCATTTTGGTAATTTTTATTCAGAAATACCATACAAATTAATAACAACATTTGATGAAATATATCAGTTTGCAGCAGACATGGGTGGTGCTGGATATATTTTTACTGGAGAAAATGATTCTCAGATTATGGAAAACTCTGCACTTATAAACCTTAATTTACTTAGGGCTCAATCAAGACTAAACGCAAAATATGATATTAACAAAACCAAGATATTCTATTCAAGTTCTGCTTGTATGTATCCTGATTACAAGCAGTTAGATGTTAGTAATCCTGGACTTAAGGAGTCTGATGCATACCCTGCAGATCCTGACAGCGAGTATGGCTGGGAAAAACTATTTAGTGAAAGAATGTTTTTAGCGTTTAATAGAAACAACAAGATCCCAGTAGCCATTGCCAGATATCATAATATTTATGGACCAGAAGGAACTTGGGATGGTGGAAAAGAAAAGGCTCCTGCTGCAATGTGTCGAAAAGTTATACAAGCAGATGGCTTTATAGAAATTTGGGGGGATGGAGAACAAACCCGATCATTCCTATATATAGATGAATGCATAGAGGCAACAAGAAGGCTTATGAAATCCGACTTTTCTGGACCTGTTAATATTGGGTCTGAGGAAATGGTTACTATTAATCAGTTAGTAGACATTGCTTGCAGTATTGAGGGCAAGGTTTTAAGCAAGATGCACATTCCTGGACCTTTAGGAGTTAGAGGCAGAAATTCTAATAACGACCTGGTCAGAGAAAAGTTAGGATGGGATTATTCTATGTCTCTTAAAGATGGAATTAAAAAAACTTATAACTGGATACTTCAGGAAACAAAAAAGAACCCCTCCTAAGAGGGGTCCTAATTTTATATATTATTTAGGAAATTTAGCCATCCAAGTTTTAGTCCTTGGAGTGATGCCCTTCCATGAAGACCAGTCGTCTCCACCGTTACTCATATAGTATGCAATCTCTGCATTCTTGACGGGATTGAAAAGGTCAGCGTTAGAGTCAAGATCAAATTTTGTTCTACGATCAGGACCAAGGGAATCAATCATATTAATTTGGAACATTCCATAAGACGAGTCACCAGTCTTATGATTACCATTAAAAGCCAGTGGTCGCCCATTAGACTCCTTTTTAGCAACTGCCCAAGCGACTACAAGGTCTTTACCCTTGAAGCCTACTAAGGACAGAAGTTCCTTTAGTTCTAAATCAGTCAGAGAAACTTTATTTTCAAAACTCTCCAACTTTTTAGCCTTAGAAACCAAAAAAACCTCTTTCGAGGCGATTTCTACTGTTTGAGCCTGTTTCAGGCTAAGGTTATTTTTCGTACTTATTTCTGGAGCAGCATTAGCAGCATTAGAAAATACACTGATAAGTGCCACGATACTGAGTGTGCTAATGATCTCTTTGTTTCTTTCGATAAATTTAATCATAGTTTCCTCCTTAGAAAACAATAACACCCTGATAGGTGTCTACTGACAAGTATAACATGATTTTCGGCTAAAAGTCAAATTTGGGTGTATAATTATTTTATTATGACTACATATGACTTTTCTGCAACGGGAGTTAAATATCCCCTGGAAACATCACCAGTAAATGTACACGGAGATTTCAAGAAATTAGCAGAATCTCTTGATGCAATTCTACCAGCATATGGCGTATCATATTTTCAGATTAATGTAAAAAATAATAGCGGGGCTTCAATAAGTGCTGGAGTGCCAGTATATGCAACAGGCTATTCAGCAAAAACCACAATAGCAAAAGCCCTTCCATCTACATCGTCTCCAATATTAGGATTATTAAAAAACACTACAGCAAACGGATTTGATGGAGTAGTAGTTGTTGCTGGAGTTATGGAAGGTTTAAATACTTCAAGTTTTGTTGCAGGACAGGTTTTGTATGTTGGAGAATCTGGAGGTTTAACAAATGTTAGACCAAGCACAGGATCAGCAGCAGTCGGAATTTGTGCATATGCAAATAATACAAATGGAATTGTAATAGTAGAAGCAAAAGGAAACGGTACCTGGGGAGCACTCAGAGACGGTTTGTCGTGATATAATAATATTATGGCAACTCTTAGAGGATCTCAAACATCATATGATATAGGCAATAAACCTCCTACAGTTATTTGGACTGTAGTTCGTGGAGATACTTCTGGATTTAAGGTTTATGTAACAGACGATGCCAAGCAGCCTTTGATTCTAAAAGGTGCGGGATCTGACTGGGATATTGCCATGAAGATTAAAAGACCTACCTCAACCCCTGGAATTATTACAGACAACGCAACAACAATCATGGCACTTTACCCAGTTGCAGATGAGGATGACCTGGTTGGAGAATTTACAGTTTGGCTTACAGCAGAAGAATCTAATGTTTTGCAGACAGGAGACATCTTTGATATTCAAGTTAGCGATCCTACAAGAGTCTGGACAGTTGCTCAGGGTAGCATGAAGATCCTTGAAGATGTAACAGATTAATGGCAACAGCAGTAATCCTTGACAATCTAAAAAATAAAACAGAGAGAATCTTTCCAATAGATTATCCAGAAGTTCAAATAGAAGACTTTACAAGAAAAACAGTTATAACAGAGGTTTTACCGTTTAGGGTTAAGTTTAGTGCAATACAAATACAGGCTATTGGTTTGGGAAATACCCCAGCAATTCCGCTTCAAGTAATTGGCTATAGCAACTATATTCTCTAATAAGATTATTAAAAGGGGTGTTATAATTACAGCATGGCTAAGATATCAATCGCAAATGTAAAGAATCTGTTTCAAACAGGTGACAGACCTACTCAAGCAGACTATGTTGATTTAATTGATACTGCAACTGCTCAAGCAACAGATCTGGGTTCAGCAGGTAACAATGAAACTACAATCAATGGTCTTGAGACCGCAACTGTTATTGATGACTTTGATGCAACAGTTTGGCGTATGGTGAAGTATATTATTTCAATAGCAAAAACTTCAGCAGGGGACAACAAGTTCTACGCAACTGAATTAACAATTCTCGTTGACGGTACA